CTCACCAGTGCCATCACAGTCAGGGCATAGATCAGGCACAACGTCACCATAATCCCAGCTTGACGCCACCCTGACCCAGCCAGAGCCGTTACATGGTTCGCATTTTTTGGGTAAAAAAGTCATTTGGTTTTACCTCGCCCTCTGTAGCCAAAAATATACGCCGCATAGTTTCCGGCGTCGGATACCTGTTGCCATCGATGATCCGACAGATAGCAGCGGGTGACAAGTTACACCGCCGTGCAAACTTTGCTTGGCTGATGCGCTTTGATTTCAAATACTCAGATAAGGTCATACTTTTTTTTAACAAACCTGTTGACACTCTGTCAATGGGTATGCAATTAGTGTTGACAGTAGGCACAACAAAGCACAGGAATACACATTATGGAATGGGAAACACCAGGGTATCGCAGAGAGTTTGGCGCAAAGCATGACAGCGCATCAGGTGCAACACAGACAAAAGATGAGTTTATCTTGAAGCTGTATGTGCGTGATATGGGTGCCAAGCTGCCAATGGCGGCGCGTCCTTGGTGCGGTATTGTTGTGCAAGACGGCGCAAACCTAATCCTTGGCCTTGATAAGTATCAGCCTATGGTCGGGCAGCAAGACGGCATGGAGCCAGCCAAAGCTATCGCGCAGACTATGGAGCGTTACAACAGTTACAAGCCGCGCACATGGGACGACGGCAAAGACGCAGAAGAATTTGAGGCGTTCAAAGATTTCATACCTGACATGATACTGCATGCCGTACAGGGTGTGCGTGAATGTTTTACAGGCGCAAACATGATCGAAGGCGAGTATCAGCGTTGGCACAAAGAGCCAGAGATTGATGTGCCGATCATGCTTTACCAAGACTACAGCGGCGGCGGCATCCAGTGTGATCTGAAGGCCAAGCCACCCCTTAGAAATCCACCGCGCAAAGACGGCACCCGCTCTTGGAGAGTACCCAAGACAGACGGCATCGTGCCGACAGCGCAACAGCAAATTCAGCAAGCAATCTATGCCAAGGCAACTGGTGAACCACCATCACTGCTATACGTCAGCGCATCAGGCTATTACTTAGCCAACGCTGACAACTGTGATGCGTTGAAGCCAGAGGCTTTGGATAGGGTATATGCTGAAGCCGTGCGGTCATGGCAGATAAGTCAAAATCTGTTGAAAGCCGCACACGGATCATGGCGCAATCTGGCCGGCCTAGTGCAGCCAGACTTCAACGAGATAGCGCGTCGTCATGGCCCATCAATCGTAGATATAGCCAAGCAACTATGGAGGTTTTAATGGCTAATAAAGCAGGACGACCAAAGGCGAAAGTTAACATCACGGTTTCTGAGGACGAAATGGCATCCATGCTCAAATGTTTGGATTTTACCCTTGGCTTTTCCATTCAAGATCTCAACGACAGGCTGCACGATGATGACCCACGGTATTTGCGGATTATTGCAAATGACATGCTTCTGTATGCAAGGCTGCGTGAAATCCGTGACAGCAAATACGGAGGCAAAAATGAATAGCACTCCTGCATACAAGCTGGTGCGCCGCGATGATCCGGCCACCAGTCATGACGCAGCAGAAAGCATCAACGCAACGGAGATGGAAAGCGTAGTCGCTGATGCAATCTGGTTTTTCGGTGCAGCAGGGTGCATTTCAGACGAGGTGCTGAAAGCCCTGCCGCAGCACGGTTATAGCACCGTTACTGCGCGTTACAAACAGCTAAAAGAGAAAGGTATCATCTTTGTAGATGGCACCAAACGCAAGGGATTGTCAGGGCGTGGTCAGATGGTCATGTGGCACAAGGAGTTTTACAAGGGAGACACTAATGTTTGAAAAAAAAGACAAGCCAAGCACCCCTAACGCAAGTCACGATACCTACAGAGGAAGTTTTGGGCATGGTCATGCGTTCCGTCACAAGTACAGGGACATGGAGATGACCAAGGCGTACTACACCGAGAACCCACCCAAGGTTGGTGACAAGGTGGTTGTTCTCAAAACAGCATCACACAGTGATATGTACCCGCCAGAGCATTACGAGATCGAGGCAATCACTGATCGTGGCAGGATTGTCGTTGAGCATGAAGACGCAAATTACGGCTTGTCTGGCAAGTCTTTTTACAAGTCTGGGCAAAACTGCATGAAGCCAAAAGGCCAGATATGGCTCATCCCAGAGGCGCTTTATGAAGAGGATTACATATCTATGGAAGACGCCGATCAAAAAAGAAGCCAACGATATGAAGGAAAATCAGGGCTTGAAATCCAACTGATGCGGGAGCATTCGTGGCTGGACGCAGGCTACGTCAGAGGCGGCGCTGAGTTTGCTGATTTGCCTGATCACGAGAAGCAAAGAAGGCATGACAAGGCGCAACGTGAGTTTGCAAAAAAGGTTCAATCACTAATCAAGGATCGAAGCAATGAAACATGAACCTGTGGATATCGGGACACCTTGGAATCTGCCTATCGTCGAAGACATGCAGGACAGCATCAATGATTTGTTTGTGCGCGTCGATGAACTGCACAAAGCTGTCTATGAAAGCAACAACAGGGTCGCTGAAATGGAAAAGAGTTTGGCACTGTTTGTACATCTCATCTCTGATAAGCTAGGCGTTTCCAGCGGAGAAATGAATGACTGACTTGAAGCAAACTATGCAGCTTGTGTCTGAGTTGAACGCCAGTCATGGCGTCACTCAGCGCGGCGGCAAGAAATACACCCAGGTCGTGCATCGAATGGAAGCTTTCCGTCAGATGCACGGCACTGAGTACGGTGTAGACACACACATATTGGTGGACGACGGGCAGCGCGTTGTCGTCAAGGCCAAGATAACCAACATGGACGGCGTTACCGTAGGTGCCGGAATGGCAGAGGAGATCAGAGGACAGGGCAACGTCAACAAGACTAGCGCTTTGGAAAACTGTGAGACATCTGCCATTGGGCGTGCCTTGGCATCGTTGGGCCTAGCTGGCGGCGAGTATGCGTCAGCCAACGAGATGGATGGTGTGGGCAGGAAAGAGGAGGCCATTGCATCCATGCCACCACCCAAGCAGCCACCGGCTAGTCTGCTAGAGTTGCAACAGCAAGCAGAGGCTTATCTGCCTGAGTTTGACATGAAGCAGATTACCGACTGGATGAACGCAGACTTCACCAAGAAGTACATGGAAATATCTAACAAAGAGTTTCCTGAGATCTTTCAGAACATCAAAAACCTATGCCAGAAGCGCATGAAGGAGTTAAAACAGAATGGCTAGACGCTATGACACAGTTACCTACATCAAGCTGTTCCCCAACACTGAGGGAAAAGGTAAGGCGCAGTATAGCAACGGCAACTGGAAGCCTTACGATGCTGAACAAAAGACTTATGCTGACATCACCTTGCGAGATGGACAGCGCCACCAAGTGTCGTTGTTCCCCAACGAGGATGGCACTATCTCTATTCGCATCTCCCGTGTCACTGAATACGAGGGTGAGGACAGTATCGCTGACGGCATTTCACAGCCAGCTATGAAGCCAATCGGTAACGCAATCAGCACTAAATATGCGGCGCCACAACCAAAGGCAGAGGACGATGACCCAGATATCCCGTTCTAAGGCGCTTCTAAGCCCCCGTGAGGCATCTCTGTTGCTCTTTGGCACCGATAGTAAGTCTCAGGTAAACATGCTGCGCACGATGCTCCACAAGGGGATTATCAAAGGCAAGCGTTTGGGTGGCCGCTGGTACATTACCCAGCATGAAATCGAAAGGATCACAGATGCACCAGCATCCATTCCTGATAATACCTAGAAACGATGGGGTTGCTGTCAGTGTTGATGGCAACCTCCACATTAAAGAAATGAACAGCAGAGAAATGCTGACATTCGCAGGGCGTTGCTTTGAGGTAGCAATGGAAATGTTAAAGGAGGAAGAGCGTGATAAAGATAATACCAATATCGGAGAGATCGGTATCGGGCCGGCAGAAGGCTAATCAAATGTTACCAGAAAACTGGAAAAAATACTGCCGTGAGTTAGAGGCGCTGGACATAATAGAAATCGTGCAGCAAGTAACTAACTTCAGTCTAGCTGAGTTGCGTGGAAAGCGCAGGATGGCGCACCTAGTGGATGCGCGACAACTGTTTGTGCGTCTGTGTGAAAATCACACAACCCTGTCTTATTCTAGGATGGGCTATGCCATGAACAGAGATCACACAACGATGGTGCATGCTTCCAAAAGAGAAAGTTCATCACAGTTCACAAGCTGGCTAGAAAAAGCAGAGCGTTTGGTCGATGAGTTGAAGGAGCGTGAATTTGGGCCGGAAGAACCGCAAAGCCACCGCAGCAAAAACTCACAGGTATACAAGAAGATCCATGTTGTTTAACTGCGCATACTGCGGCAAGCAGTGTGACTATGCCAACGATGACTGGGTTACTTTGGGAACTGGCGATGACATATGTCTAGGTTGCCTTCACCCAGAGAAATATGGGGGGGATAAGTAGGGGGGTTTTGCCCCCCTTTTTATTTCATGCGCTTTGGCTTTTTCTTGTTCTTTTTCATAGCCATAGCTGTCGCTGCTTGCTTCTTCATCTTGGCTGACTTTGGTGGACGGCCCCTTGTTGAGCCGTAAGTTCCTTTTCCCATTGGCATCATGCTCTCCTTTTTTTAGATGCTAAAATTTTCTTTTTAAGGGCTGGTGGTAACGTCTTTTGTTTGGCTGTCAGCATGCCGTTGCCGTTCTTTTTCGCAGCCTTCTTCATTTTTCCTGGCATTACTTCTTTCCCTTCTTTGCTTTGTTGCGTTTGGATATAGATGCTGCCTTCTTCTTTGCGTCAGCCTTGCTGCTTGCACCCCATGCCCTGAGACTAAGCAGGAGCCTGGTAGGTTTGCCCTTCGCATCTCGTTCCGGCCCCCTCATGCCACCCATACGCGCCAAGAAGCTGGCCCTGCGCGGGTTGTCACCTTTCTTCACAGGCGCTTTTAGGTTCATTCCTTGCTTGCGTGCAGAAGCCCTACCCTTTGCATTTAAGCCACCCTTGGGATTCTTGCCAGCCTTACGCTGCCATGCTGGTGTCCTAGCCATCAGCTAATGCTCTCATACGCTTGACGAGCCTCTTGGCTCTGTTGGGGACTTGATCATGCCAGCGACTGTCGACCATAGCGTCGGCGGCGGCGTTCCATGACCTTGCATCTACAGAAGCCTTCATGTCCTTGAATTTTGATAGTCGAGGACGTCCCATATTAAACATCATGTTAGCTATGATTAATTGGCATTCTTCCGGAAGATCGTCAAAGTCTGGGTACAAAACCTGACACTCATCGAGCGTTGAAGCGATATCCAAGGCAAACACCTGCCGCACACGCTCATCAGAGACAGGCGTGCCAACAGCCTGACCGTGTTCTGGATCTTGCTCTACCACCAAATGACCAATGCCAAATGTAGGCAGCCCCAGATGATCTAAATAGATTTCTGCTTTACAGCCTTCGTCGTCCGCAAGTTCTTCGCGTAACTGATCTTTGTTCATCACTTTACTCTTCTGTAACGCTTAGTTTTTTTGGCAATCTTCTTGGGTTGTTTGGAAACTTGTTTGCCGGCTTTGGTAGCCTTGCGCTTGGCGCGAGTGGTGGCTGCATATTCAGCAGAGGATAGAGACTTGATGGCTCTGGACGGTAGGTATCTTTCGCCTGTGGCTTTCGGACCCTGTGTTGATGGCTTGCCAGACTTGGTGCGCCATTTCTGCTTTGTCCAAGATTTAAGGCTGCGTTGTGATTTCTTGAGAGGCATCAGCGGTATCCCCCGCCCTTGGCTTTGTACTGCTTTGCAAGCATCTGCGCTTTACGCGCTGACCATTGACCAGGCTTGCCGCCCTTGCCGCCAGACTTGATCTTGTTAAACAAGTTCTTGCGCATCGTAGGCTTGGTATAGTTACCAGCCTCGTTTACGCGAGACTTTGGCTTGCTTGCTTTGCGCTTCATTTCTTTAGTCCCTTGATGCCTCTAAGACCAAATGATGCAGCAATACTAGCATACATTGCCCACTGGAACCAATCCGGCGTGCGACCCAGCGCATCGAACCCACGCTCAACATAGGGCTGCAAAGGCGGTATGAAGCACATGGCAATTATAGCTATAAACAAAATAGTCCAAGCCTCATCCTTCCAGCTATCCTTGCTGGCTTCAGCCATAATCTTTTCCCAGCCAGCTTCATGCGTGGCAGCGACCTTCATCACCTCAGCCTCAGCTTCAGCACGAGCCACCTTTACCTGACTCTTAGCAGCTTTCTCAGCAGCCTTGCCTTTCAGCCAGCCACCAGCCAGTTCACCTACAATGGGCAGTAAAGCCTGTATCATTTACTTTGTCCTGTTGTGCATGTCCCACATTATCGCTTCTCACTTCCAAGCCAAACAGCAAAAGCGCCAGTCATTGCGCCACTGACCACACTCACCATTGCGGACTGCTGTGTAGTAATATCATCTAACGACATTCCCCATTCAATCACACGAATGTACATAATGGTCATTACAAACATCATAAAGCGCGGCAGTATCTTCCACTGCAAAACCTGTTCAGCACTCATTTCTGGCTATCCTTGATTGCTTTGAGGGTGTCATAGATATTAGGTGGCGGTGGCTGATCGATGTCCCACTGGCAAAGATATTCCTTTGGGCGAAACTCTCTAGGCGCAAACATCATAGTCTCTTGGGTATTGTGTGCGCCACGATACACGCATGCTGTAGTTTTCTTATCAATTTTCATACACTTGGTAAGTCTGCACACAGTCAAATCGTTAGCAGCCTGTGCAAAAGCACCCCGCATCCAAAAAGCAAACAGCAATATGCCAACTATGCCAAGGACAATAACAAGGCCAACACCTACGTTGCCAGCAGTCTCAATGTTTTTCTTCCGGCGTTTAACAGCAGCTTGCCTAGCCTTACTTCTGCCATCCTTGGCTTCTTCACAGAACCGCTCATAGTCACGCCATAGACCTGGGCGACCAGACATTATCATCAGTTCTTTGAGTTGCTTTTCTTTCTCACGAATCTGTTCAAGAGCCATAAACTCTTCAAGATCGTTACCGCCTACACCTCTGGCACGTTTCTTGTTGCCCTCTCGCATAAGATCT